CCGCTGCAATCGGCGCAGAATGTCAACATCGCAGAATTGACGATCAGCGAATTGAAGCGAGAAATCCGGCAAGCCCTGTTTGATGATTTTCTTGGCGCGCCCGAGGGCACTCCGATGTCGGCATATGAGGCGAGCCAGCGCACAAACAACCATATGCGGCGCCAATCGTCCCCGTTTGGCCGGATACAGTCTGAAGGTATACAGGCTATCATCAAAAGATGTTTGTATCTTTTGAAAGAGCAGGGGTTGATCGAAATCCCGAAAATCGACGGGCGGGAAATCAAGATAATCCCGATGTCGCCGTTGGCGCGAATGGCCTCTCAGGAAAAGATCGGGAATATAGACCGCTATATGGAAATGCTGACCATGCGGCTTGGCCCAGAAATGGCGAACGCGATAGTCGATCAGTTCGGGTATGCAGATGAATTGGCCGACCTTATGGATGTGCCTAAACGAATCATCCGAACGGGCGATGAGAGGAAACAAATTGTAGACGCGGCGAAAGAAATGGCCGCCCAACAGATGCAACAGGGGGCCGCAGGTGGACAGACGCAATAATAAGGGGCGTGGGGCCAGTTCTATCGGAAGAAAAAACAATATAAACGCCGACCCCTCGGTTAGAAGGATCACCTCAGCCGTTGACCGTATTGAAAGGACGGAAAGAGAAGAGACAGAGATCAACCAGCTGGTGAGCCGAATTTATAGCACGGATGATGGCCGGAAATTGTTTGATTATCTGAAGTCGGTGACGTTCGGAATCGTCTATGGTCCTATGGAAATGACTCGTGAAAACCAATGTGCGTTGAACCATCTGGAGGGCCAGAGGTATCTTGTGGGCGTATTGGAGCAAAGACGTATGCGAGGTTCTATGAATGAGTAAAGAAGGCGATGGCAATGATAGTGATGATGGCGGCGCTTCTGCTGCGGACAATGCTGGCGCAGAAGTAGTCTCAGCGCCTGAATGGTTGGGAGAGGCCCACCGTGGCGATTTTTTCGACGCCGAGACCGGGCAGGTCAACGCGGAGAAAATGTATGCCGCATACACAGATACAGCGAAGAAGGTTTCCGCGCGCGATGCCGACTTGCGCAGGGTGCTGGAGCCGGAAATCCGCAGTAAGATCGAGGCGGATCGGCTGGCGGCGCGGCCAGACACGGTTGACGGCTATACCATGGATTTCCCGGAAAACTTTTTCCCGGAAGGCGTTACGTTTGAGCCTGATGAGTCGAACCCACTGCTTGCTTTTTGGAAAGAGCAGTGCTTTGAGCACGGCTTTACCAATGAGCAGTACCAAAAGGGTGTGCAGCAGTACGTTGACGGGATGATCAACGCGATGCCGAATATGTCTGAGGTCGCCAAAGAACTTGGCGAGAACGGTCAGGACCGTATTGATGCGGCAAGCCTGTGGCTGCGGCGTAATTTGAATTCTGATGAATTCTCCGCCCTTTCGGAACTGGTGGAAAGCCGGGCTGGGGTCGAGGCGGTCGAAAAATTGATCAGCCTCAAGTCAGACCCGAAGATAAATAATTTGGTGAACACTATCCGCCAATCTCCAAAGCTCACTGAGCAGGACTTGCGCGGATTAATTTCTTCTGATGCTTATCAGGACAGCCTCCACCCCGACCATGCGAGTGTCCGGGAGAAAGTTGAGATGGGCTATCAGAGACTATACGACACCTGATCGGTGTCACGGAACGGCCCCCTGAAAGGCGCGAAGCAACCCCTGCGAATGTAGGCAATTGCCCGGAGTCTTTGAAGGCAGCTATTGGTTTTTAGTTGAACTTTAAAAACGGAGAGTGGCGAATGTCTACTTCTATTCCTGTAAGCTTTATTAAGCAGTATCAGGCGGAAACGCACGAAGCGTTTCAGCGTCGCGGTTCCCTGATGTTGGGGACCGTCCGCCGAAAACATAATGTTGTCGGCTCTAAAACTCAGTTTAATCTTTATGGCAAGGGCGAGGCTGGCGAAAAAACCCGACATGGCGACGTCCCTGTGATGAACAACGACCACGATAATGTGGATTGTTTTCTGGTGGACAAATACGCCGGTGAGTGGGTTGATAATCTGGATGAGCGCAAAACAAACACCGACGAGCGTGGCTTGGCAACGCGGGCTTCTGCGTGGGCCTTGGGGCGCGCGGCGGACAGCCAGATCATCGCCGCAATAGAGGCGGGGCTGCCTTCAAGTCAGAAGATCGCCAATGGTGGGACTGGATTCACGTTGTCCAAAATGCTTCAGGCGAGAGAAATCCTGCTTGATAACGACGTTCCTGATGACGGCCAGATTTTCTGTTGGGTGGACACTCATAGCTGGCTTGAGATGCTTAAAATTGACCAGTTTGTCAAGTCTGACTATTCCGGCAAGATCGTCCCATTTTTAAAGGGCAGTGAAGCCAGAAATTTCATGAATGTCCATTTCATGCACCATAACGGGTTAACGAAGGCTGGGAACATTTCGCAATGCCTTATGTACCACAAGACCGTTGTCGGTCATGCCACCGGTGCGGAAGTGACGCAAAAGTGGTCTTGGGAAAATACCAAGTCCTCCCATTTCCTGAACAGCAATATGAGCATGGGCGCCGTACGGATTGATGATCTTGGTGTTGTCCAAATCGACAGCGATATGTCAACTCCGCTCTAATAATAAAGGAAGGTAAATTTTATGGCTTATGAATTTAATAATCTTGTCAGCATGTACATGGGGCCAAAAGGCTCCCGTGTATTCCGGTACTCTACCACCGATGCTGCGGCAACGGTTCAGGGGGCTGGATATTTTAACGACGCGGTTAAACATCTGTCCGTTGGCGACGTAATTATGGCGACGGTTGACATCGCCGGGACGGCGAAGCTGAAGAACTATGTTGTCCTGACGAATGATGGATCAGCCATTACTGTCGGGCTTCAAACGACGACCGCTTAATAATTCGGGGCGGTGTGAAAACCGCCCCGGCCCTCTTTTCATTTAAGGATTTTACGATGACTGGTTTTTCAGATTATCTTGAGAACGAACTGCTGGACCACGTATTCGGCAATGCGGCATTTTCCGCCCCTGCGACGCTATATATCGCCTTGTCTACCGCTGATCCTCTGGATGATAATTCCGGGTTGACTGAGCCTGTGGGGTCTGGTTATGCGCGTCTGGGGATCACGAACAATGCGACGAACTTCCCTGCCGCGGCCGGAGGGGTCAAATCTAATGGCGCCGCTTTTGAGTTCCCCGCAGCCAACGGCGGTTCGTGGGGATTGATCACTCACTTCGCGATCATGGACGCTGCGACTGGCGGGAACCAGATCGGTTATGGCGCGTTGGTCGCGGCGAAGACGATCAATGACGGTGATATTGCCCGTTTCCCGGCGGGCGACCTTGATATTACGCTTGATTAAATGGGGTGCGAGTATGCCTGCCTACCCGGATTTCACTGCGCTACCCCTGCGAACCCAAGATGCTCTTCTCAGCCGTGGTTATGTTTTTCATGAGACAGTCTATGGGACTATAATGCCAGTCGCCAAGACAAAAGACCTTGCTGCTGCGCAGGCGTTCGCCATGTCATATGATCCCTTGGCCGAGGCGCAGGAAAAGGCGATACCCTTTATTAAAAAGAATGCGGAGCGGGTAATTACGGCGCGGCATACGATCATCGATCAGCTTAACAAAACCGCCGAGGCGGCGGCGATACTGGAGACTGTGCAGGCTACAGGCTGGACGCCGGAGCTTTCCGCGAGATCTGAATACTTAAAAAGCGTACGGCTGTGGGTGATCGCCGTGCGCACAAGATCAGATGAGCTTGAGGCTGATGTTATGGCGGCGACAACGCCCGAAACTGTAGAAACGATTGTCGCCAGCGTCCCGGCAGAATTGGGGGCTATATAATGGCTTTTGATTACGCGTACAGCGCCAAGGAAACAGCATCCAATAAGCCCGTAAGCGAAGCGACAGCATTCAGCCTCGCAGGGGCAGCAGCGGGGTATCAGACATTTGTTTCTGGTGGATTGATAAGTAAAAAGTCCATATTTACCGCTTATGTCACAGATAGCGCATGGCAGACATTTATCGGTACAGTCACAGATGGGACGCCTGATACGCTGTCACAAGATTATTTAATTGAAAGCAGCACCGGCGCATGGATTGATTGGTCCGGGGAAGCAACCGCGCCAATCATCGAATGTGTAAGCCCGAAGGGAGCCGCGAATAATGGTGGCCTGTTTTATGACAATGAGTGGGTGTGGCCTGATTTTAGCGATGCCAGAACGGGTACGTCATGGGCTGCGGCATATGCTACTGCAAATTTAATCTATGTGCCTCGGCCATGTATCCTTGATGGGCTTGGTGCCTTTTGCTCAACTGGTGTCACAGGCAAATCAGCAAAACTGGCCCTTTATCAGGCTTTCGGGGGGTCGCCTAAAAACATTGAAAAAGATGCCGGAAGTGTAGATTGCTCTGTTGCCGGGTCAAAATCAATCGTCGGAATAAACCATGTGGTCAGAGAGCCAGGATTATATGCGACAGCAATTATGGCAGAGGACGGAAATTTAAAATTTCTCGGGAACGGTACAGGTGATTACAGAATTGCCAATATGGGATCGGCGACCAAAAGTGACGATCTTGGGGGCATCACGAGCGTCCATCATGGCAGCTTTGCAGATACAACATCGTCATATGTCGGAGGCTTCCCCGCAGTATTTAATCATACGGGCTATCGCCGGAGTAATTCCTACTGGTGTCTTGCAAGGTTTAAGGAACTGACATGATCGGGCGCGGCGCGGTTGGTCGCGTTTCGATAGGGCGAGGCGGTGTAGTTTCTCTTGGCGGCGGGGCGCCGGTCACTCACGATGTTTCCGGCGATATAATATCAATCTCACTTCTGGGTTCCGGCATGTCTGGGATCCGAGGTCTGGCAGGACAATTCGACGCGAATACAGGGCTTTCCGGCGTCTTGGCAATTGACGCCTATAAGGATATGGCGGGCGCCGTTAGCGCCGTTGCTGACGCCTCGGCCCGCCCGTCAGCCATTCTACAGGCGGGCGGGGGCATATCATCTTACGCATCTTTCTCTGGCGACATCCAAATTAGCGGCGATATTTCCAGCTTCATAGCTCCTTATTCTTCGATCTCCGGAAAGGTAAGCGCAGCGAGAACCCTCTCGGGGGGCATCGCTGCGGCGAGTTACGTTGCCGGTTCTGTCGATGGTGGGTCGGCAAAGTCAGTTGCCGCCTTGGCCCCGGCGTCATCAGGTATGTCCTGCGCCGTGTCTGTTATAAGGGGTATGCCCGGTCAG